CCTGGATACACGGATAAGACTGTGTTTGCGAAATCGGAGGTTTTGTTGAAAAACGATGGCTCTCAGCCACGCGTCGTCTACCAGGGAGGCGACATGTACAATCTTGTAATGGGATCCATCGTGTATTATTTGTCTCGCCGTATTGCTGAAGAACTGAACAGGACGAACCCAAGGAACAAAGGGAATGAAGTCATTTACTGTGTCGGAATGTCAGCAGACGAGATAGCAGAGATAGTGCACTATACCAAGGGCAATGTCTTCGAGAACGATTTCAAGAACAACGACGGAACACAACCCGCCGGTGTCAGAAAGTGGGAAGCCATGTTTTACTACAAACTTGGCGCGCCAAAGTGGTTCGTCCGTGAGTTTGCCAATAACACCAGCGTTAGAGTGTTTACGCGTTATGGTGTTAAGGGACGAGTGAAGGGACAAAGGTGGAGTGGTGAGGTCACCACTACTACCGGCAATGGTTATGTTAATGCATGCACTTCACTCGCTGCACTTGAGCAAGCGGGCATCACGGAAAGTACAACTTTGGTATACGGGGATGATGGGCTTACGTACACCTCCCAGGATAGATCGCGGGTAAAGGACGCGTTCGAGGAGGTAGCAAAAGGATCCGGTATGAAGACTGAAGGCAAGTGCCTCGACTTGAGGGAAAGCGCAACGTTCCTGCGCAAACGCTTCGTACCTAGCTTCACGAAAACCTTCCCCGTTCCATCTTTTGGACGCGTGGTATGCAAATTGCCTGTGCGATGTAATAACAACCGCGCAGTTAAAGATGATGATTATATGGCTGGGAAGTTGCTCTCAGCTGCTTATGAACATCGCCACGTCTCCAGGGTAAGGGAACTCCTACTCCAGACAGCAGAGCACTTGTCGAGCACGCCATACCTTGATTTTAGGAATCAGGCGTGCTCGTATAAATACACTGCAGAGGAATTGAAGAGCATGACAGTCAATGCAGATGTCGTGGATCCGGATTGCTTCAGGAGCTTTTTGTCTAAGGTTTACGGTATAACTGAGGACGGCCTCGTGGACTGCTACGCCTCAGTCTGCGACGGTATCCTGGGTTTCACCCGGGTTAATCGAAATGCAACGGATCACAAGAACAAACCTCCCATATTGGCCCCTAAGCTACCACGTGCCTTATGGAACACTGATTTTGAATCTATCGTGTCGGTTGACGTATCTCTGTAGTGGGTTGTGTGACAGTCCATGGTGGTTTTTGGTTGTTTCCACCATGTAAAAATAAACAAGCACTTATCA